CTGCCGCCTCGGATGCGCGCCGCGGAGTGATGACCGATCCAGATCAGCAAATGCGCTCGCAAGGTGGGATGGGCGCTGGGGTCTCGGGCGGCAGCGTCTCCAGCCCAGGCGACAGCACGTCGTATCTGAAGGCGCGCACGGCACTGACGGTCTACCAGGCCCAAGAGCGCCAGCTGTCGATCCAGAAAAAGAAAGGCGTGCTGGTCGATCGCACCCGGGCCGAGGCGCTGGTGTTTCGCCTCGCCCGCCAAGAGCGCGATATCTGGGTCACCTGGCCCACCCGCGTGGCAGCCCTCATGGCCGCACAAATATCCGCAGAGATGGAGAAAGCATCGGGAGCCCCCGTGACGATCAAAACTGCGATCCTGCAAAGGGTGCTGGAAACCCATGTCCGAGAGCAGCTTACCGCCCTCGCAGACCTCAGGGTCTCGCTTGGATGAAGGAAAACATGATCACAGCCTGAACGACGGCGACCTGACCGAGGGGCTCGACCTCAGCTTTGACGGCGCTGAGGATATCCTGCGCATCTGGCGGCGCGGGATCCGGCCCGATCCAGACCTGACGGTATCAGAATGGGCAGATGCGCATCGCAAACTGTCGTCCCGCGCCAGTGCTGAACCCGGGCAATACCGCACAGCGCGCACGCCCTATCTGCGCGAGATCATGGATGCGCTGTCGCCGTGCCACCCGGCGCAGCGGATCAGCTTCATGAAAGCCGCTCAGGTTGGGGCCACAGAAGCAGGTAATAACTGGATTGGCTTTGTTATTCACCACGCGCCAGGCCCGATGCTGGCGGTGCTGCCAACCCTGGAGATGGCAAAACGCACATCGCGGGGTCGGATTGATCCGCTGATCGAGGACAGCCCGGCACTGCGGGAAAAGGTGAGCCCGGCCCGCTCGCGGGACGCGGGCAATTCGATGCTGTCAAAAGAATTCCCCGGCGGCATCCTGGTGCTGACCGGGGCGAACTCCGCGACTGGCCTGCGCTCGATGCCCGCGCGTTATGTGTTTCTGGATGAGGTTGACGCCTATCCAGCCTCCGCTGACGAAGAAGGCGATCCGGTCACGCTGGCAGAGGCCCGCACGACAACCTTTGCCCATCGCCGCAAGGTGTTCATGGTCTCGACCCCGACGATCCGGGGGCTGAGCCGCATCGAGCGGGAGTTCGAGGCCTCCGATCAGCGGCGTTATTTTGTGCCCTGCCCGCATTGCGACCATCGGCAATGGCTGCAGTTCGAGCGGCTGCGCTGGGACAAGCGGCAGCCAGAAACGGCCATGTATCATTGCGCAGGCTGCGAGAAGCCTATCGCAGAGCATCATAAGACAGAGATGCTGGCCAAGGGTGAATGGCGTGCAACGGCAGTGTCCGCAAACCCGAACGCGATCGGCTTTCACCTCTCGGCGCTTTATTCGCCGATCGGCTGGAAAAGCTGGGAGCAGATCGCGCGCGACTGGCTGGCGGCCCAAGGCTCGGACGAAATGCTGCGCGCGGCCCGCAACACGCTGCTGGGCGAAACGTGGGTCGAAAGTGGCGACGCGCCGGAATGGCAGCGCCTCGCGGATCGCCGCGAGACGTTCGTGGCACAAATCCCTGCACGCGGCCTGTTCCTGACCGCAGGGGCTGACGTGCAGAAAGACCGCATCGAGGTTGATATCTGGGCCTGGGGCCGTGGCCTGGAAAGTTGGCTTGTCGATCACGTCGTGATCCCGGGCGGGCCGGATGATCCGGCCTGCTGGGACCAGCTGACGGCGCTCCTTGGCCAGACATGGGTGCATGAACACGGCGCTGTCATGCCGCTGGCGAAGTTGGCCATCGACACAGGGTATGAGACGGCGGCCGTTTACGCTTGGTCTCGCAAGCAAGGGATCGCGCAGGTGGCACCCGTGAAGGGGCTTGAGGGGTTCAACAGGGCCACGCCGGTCTCAGGGCCAACCTACGTTGATGCGACAGTAAACGGTCGAAAGCTCAAGCGGGGCGCGCGTCTCTGGACGGTGGCCACCGCCACTTTCAAGGCGGAGACCTATCGCTATCTCCGGCTGGAGCGGCCGAGCGATGTAGACCGTGCCAGTGGCGCGCCAAATCCTGCGGGCACGATCCACCTGCCAGACTGGGCAGACAGCGAATGGCTAAAGCAGCTTGTGGCCGAGCAGCTCGTCACAATCCGTAACAAGCGGGGCTACGCGCGCCAAGAATGGCAAAAGATGCGCGAACGCAATGAGGCGCTGGACACCCGGGTGTACGCCCGGGCCGCTGTCTGGATCCTCGGTGCTGACCGCTTCGATGAACGGATGTGGCGGCAGCTCGAGAAACAGGCCGGGGTTGAGACGATCACGGCGGCCGCCAAAGCCGACACTGACACACCGTCCGAGCCTCAGGCCGGGCGGATCGCTACCCCGCGCAAGCGCGGTTGGCGGGTAAGCACGCCCAAATACATGGAATAGCGAGTACTCAATGACCCTCGATGATCTCAAATCCCGCCACAGCGCGTTGCTGGCGGCACGCTACAGCGGCACGCGCTCTGTAAGCTATGATGGCAAGACCCTGACGTATGGCACCGATGCTGAATTGGCGGCTGCTGTCTTCGATATCGAACGGCGCATCGCAAAAGCCGAGCGCGGTGCTGGGCGCATCTCTCGCCCCCATGCTGCAAAGGACCTGTGATGAACTGGCGGCAGCGTCTCGGGGCCTTTGTTGGTGGTTTTGATGCTGGCCAGCATCACCGCCGTCTGCGCGGGTTCCAGGCGACGCGCGCGCATGTGAATGCGCTGATTGCGGCGTCCGGACCTGATATCACCGCACGGGCCCGCTGGTTAGTGCGCAACAATGGCTATGCGGCCAATGCTGTTGAAAGCTGGGCTGCAAATACCGTGGGCGACGGGATCAAACCAATCTCGCAAATTGCAGACGCGGCGCACAAGGAAGAGCTGCAGCGCCTTTGGTTGGCCTGGACGGATGAGGCTGACAGCGAAGGGTTAACCGATTTCTACGGGTTGCAACGGCGCGCGGCACGTGAGGTGTTTCTGGCCGGTGAGGTTTTCTTCCGGATCAGGCCACGGCGCATGAACGATGGGCTTTCCGTTCCCTTGCAGCTACAGATGCTGCCCGCCGAAATGTTGCCGCTGCATCAGACGGGACCCGCGGGCAATGGCGATGTCATCCGTCAGGGGATTGAGTTCGATCGGGTCGGACGCCGCGTGGCCTATCACTTCCTCCGACGGCATCCGGGCGACAGCACCGATCCGGGGTTGGCGGGAGAAATGGTGCGGGTGCCCGCTTCGGAGGTGATCCATGTGATCGATCCGGTAGAAGCAGGCCAGCTGCGCGGAGTTTCAAAGCTGGCACCGGCCATCGTGAAGTTGTTTCTGCTTGATCAATACGACGATGCTGAGCTCGACCGCAAAAAAGTGGCGGCGATGTATGCGATGTTTGTGACCTCTCCCGCTCCGGAAAACCCACTGTTGCCGTCCGAGGATGACGACATGCTGGGCGGGTTTGAGATCAGCCCGGGCCAAATCGTGCGTCTAGATCCGGGCGAGGACGTGACCGTGGGCCAGCCTGCGGATTCAGGGGCGACCTATGAGCCATTCCAATACCGCACGCTGCTACAGGTCGCCTCAGCGCTGGGCATTCCTTATCCTTATCTAACAAACGACATGGTGAAAGGTAACTTTTCGAACTCGCGCCTTGCACTTATCGAATTTCGGCGCCGTGTCTCAGCCTGGCAGCACTCGGTGATGGTCTACCAGCTCTGCCGTCCCGTCTATGCGCGCTGGATGGATGCCGCCATAATGTCCGGCGCATTGGACCTTCCCGGCTATGAGGCCGACCGGGCACGCCTGCTGGCGGCCAACTGGCTGCCCACCAAGTGGGATTGGGTCGACCCCCTGAAGGATGCCAATGCCGAAATCGCCCAGATCGAGGCGGGTCTCAAATCACGCACCCAAGCCATTGCCGAGCGTGGCTATGACGCGGAACAAGTCGACCGCGAAATCGCGGCTGAGCGCGCACGCGAGCGATTACTCGGCCTCGACTTCCGCCGCCCCGGCTCGCCCGCACAAGGCGTGCAGGCTTTGCCGGGCCCGGGGGAGGATGGGGGTAAAGACGACGACAC